ATGGGTTAACTGTAGAAGACTGATCAATAAAGTAATCTAGATCTGCCCAATGATTTGTTCCATCACCAATCTTAAATTTATTGGTGTCTGATTCCCATCCCATTTCGCCAGCGTTTAATATTGGATTAGCAGTAGACCACTGTGAAGCGGTTCCTCTACGTTGCTGCATTCTGGTTGCCATTTATTACTCCTTATTCTTATTCATATTATAACAGATAATTAGTTAAAATTATCAACTGCTATTCCACCATCCCACGTTACTTGCCACGCCACTGTGCTATAAAAACCAGCATCTGTTGTGTCGCCAGCCTCATCATAGTATCCAGCATCTTTAAAAATACTTACAACAAGACCAGTTCCGTCAATTGCAGTATCATGAATATGCTGTTGTAATTCTATTGTGTCATTGTACATTGCAATACTTGACCATGCAGAGTTAAAATATATATAGATATGATCAGTTACAGTGTCATAAAATAATTGACCATTTACTGGTGATGCTGGGAATTCATCATCTGCTAAAATTACTACTGTACTTGTTTTGTTATCTACATATAATTTTGTTGTAGCATGATTATTTTCAGTTGGAGTGGCAACTGTGACTGTTGATCCAAAGATTCCGCCTTCGGCTACATTAATGCCGTGCTTTACTCTGAAGTCTTTATTTACTGTTGCCACTTCCGACCTCTATTCTTTAATTATGCTTCAATATATGTCTTGCTTACTTTAACAACAGTATCTGCTGTAGTTCCAGTAACCTGTAGAAGAACATTTCCTCCGCTGTATACAGCATTGGTTGTTCCAAGAACAGCGTTGCTAATTACATCTGCATACTCTGTTAAGTAAACGTTGTTTGATCCATCAACTGTAACAAGTACTTCAATTACTTCAATATCGCTACCCTTTTTCATTTGGACGATATACTTAGCGCTTGAGTATGTTGCTACTGCCCAAGAGTCAATTGTTGTTGCTGAGTCTGAAGCAGTTGCTGCAGCAGTTCCAAGCAAGGCATCTGTAAGTGTTACAGATCCAACAGTTACACCACTGAATGTAGGTGTTGCTGTTGAATGAATGCTTTGTGGTAATGATAGAGTTACTGCGCCAGTTGAAACATCTGCTGACACTTGGTTTGCTGTACCAGTAATTGAAAGTACACCACTGTTAGAAATTGCACCAGTTGTATCATTGTATGATAAACCAGATCCTACAACATTACCAATTGCATCTTGTGCTCTTTCGTCTGTGAAGTACTTATTTGTAGATCCTTCAGCGATATCATCAGAACCCAATGTACGGCTTCCACCAAGTGAGGTAGATGTTCCGTTGATTGTAATTGCTGAGTTTGTCAAAGCATTATTTGGAATGTTTGAAAGTGTGTTTGCTGAACCACTAATTGATTTGTTTGTTAGCGTTTGAGCGGTATTTAAATCAACTGTAACGCCTGTATTAATAGTAAATGTGTTACCAGTTAGAGTTAATCCGTTACCTGCAAGATATGTACCAGCACCTGAGAACTGTGTAAATACGATTGGATCTGTTCCAATTGTTGCTGGACGATTTGTTTGTACCCAGCCACTGCTAGCATTTACTGTTCCTGAATATACGAATACGAAGTCACCAGAGTCAACTTCTGTTGCAGTATCAAAATCTGTTGCACGAGTTGGTTGACCTGAAGCCTGTACTACATAAATACCGTTTTCAGATGTAGTGGTTTGATTCTTAACAAGAATACGGTTGCCAGTAGCAAGAGTAATTCCGTCAAGTGTGTCGCCATTCTCAAGGGCATTTGCCAAGTTAACATTTTCAGTTGTTGCTGCAACTACAGACTCATGAATGTGTAGACCTTCTGTTGCTGAGTCTACGTAAGCCTTTGTAGCAGCATCTGTTGAATTTGTTGGTGCTCCAAGACCTGTAATCTTGTAAGTAGCCATTGCAACATCGCCAGTTGGTGCTCCAACAGCATTTAAAGCAAACTCTGCAGGGTCTACAGAAATTGCTCCTGAAGTATCATCGTAGTCAAGACCATTTCCAACTGAATTACCGACAGCGTCTTGTGCTCTTTCGTCTGTAAAGTATTTGTTGGTTGAGCCTTCTGCAATATCATCAGAACCTAGTGTGCGTGAACCGCCAAGAGATGTTGATGTACCATTAATAGTAATTGCAGAGTTTGTAAGTTTATCGTTTGCAATTGATCCTGCAAGCATTGTGTTTGTTACAGAACCAGTATCTCCAGTTGTTACTACAGTACCTGTTACGTCTGGAATTGTAATTGTACGATCTCCAGTTGGATTTGTAAACTGAACGGTAGTTTCAAATTCGTTTGCAGTTGAACCTTCTACAACAATTGATCCATCTGAAAGATATAGACCAGATACTGAAGGTGAGGTTAATGTTTTGTTTGTAAGAGTCTGAGTTCCTGATTCAGTTACATATCCTGCAAGTGATGGAATATCAGATGTTAGGGCTACTGTACCAGATGCATCAGGAAGTGTAATTGTTCTGTCATCTGTTGGATTAGTTACTGTAAGTGTAGTTTCACTTCCATCTGCAGATGAACCTTCAAAAACAATTGAAGAATCTGTTAAATTTAAACCTGAAACATTTGGTGATGTGAGAGTCTTATTTGTAAGAGTCTCAGAACCAGCAATTGTTGCAAAGTCTGCATCTGTAAGTGCTGAGTTAAACTCTGCAAGTGTTCCTGTTACAGTGTTTGAAGCAAGTGAAATTGACTTGTTAGAAAATGTATTTGTTGATGATGCTGAAACTGTAATATCACTTGTAAGTGCTACTGTACCGCTTGCATCAGGAAACGTAATTGTTCTGTCTGCAGTTGGATTAGTTACTTGAATTGTTGTTTCATTATCATCTGCTGAAGAACCTTCAAATGTAATGCTTGATTCAAATGTTCCTACTGCTGGTGCTGCTGCCCACTCAATTCCGTTTGTTGCTGCGGAATTTGCTGTGAGAATATATCCGTTTGTACCCGCTGCGAGGCGAGTTACGGTATCTGCTGCTGAAGCAACTAGTAAATCACCTTTTGCATCTACTAATGCTTCTGTTAATATATCGTGGCCGTTTACAGTTGCGGTTGATCCCTCAACTACCAGCCCCGCTTTTACTCTAAAGTCTTTTGTTACGGTTGCCATCTTTTATCTCCTAGGTTAGGCCTTTAAACCCATACGCATGTAGCGTAAGGTTATCGGTGTAATTCCCCCTACTGGAACAACAGTTAGTGAAACTGTGTCTCCAGCCCTTGAAACAGAGATGGTGCCAATATTCCCATCATTTTCAATTGTTGCATATTCGCTAACAGATACTCCTGATCCATCAACCAATATGTTCATTTCTGTAGAGTAGTACTTGTTTGCACCACCTGCTACATGCTTAATAGAGATCATATATTTCATTGATCGCCATTCACTTGCGGAAAAGTTATCAAAAATTGTTGAGTTTTCTATACCATTGATGGTTAACTCATTGTTACCGTCTGAACCAAGATCTGTAGATCTGGCGGAAGTACTATCAATTAGATCTATATAGTCTTCTTGTGTTGGTCTATCGCCAGTCTCAAATTTGGTTTTAACGTTTGGAATTGATACCTTTGCCATAGTGCAATTATATCATTATATGTTAAAGAATATAGTTATTTATTCCAATAATTTGAAGACCAATGCCAGGAACATTTGCATACGCTGGGCCAATTCCTATGGTCGTAAATTTAACTCTAAATGGCAAAACCTCATTAATTTTTATTGCTCTTGCCTCATAAATTATTTTAGATATTGGATAGCCAACAGGACTTATTTTTTTTGCTTTATGGTTATCCGTATCAATTATGATAGCGGAAGCCATTATGACTCACTATTTGTTACGTCTTCAATAACCTTCATGGTTCCTCTGGCTACCGTCCAAACTCTACTTTCATCACTTAACTCAATATCAAAAATGTCACCAGTTTCCAATAGCACAGATTCATTTGCTGTAAGAGAAACTGTAAATTCTCCAGCACCATCTAATTCTGTTTGAACTGGTTCAAGTTCAACAATTAATTCTGCATCATCTGTAAAATCACCAGGCTTTGTGTTTGGACGTTTAATTTCCATTGCAATTGTCCAGTCAGGAATATTTAAGGGATCTTTATTGTCATCTGTTACATAAACACGAAATGAAGCGGTATCACCACGAACAACTGTCCATAATACATTTGGTGGTGTTAAACCAACGGAATAAGAACTTGCACCCTGACCTCTAAATGTTGCCATAACTAAATCATTATACCATTAACTAATAACAATATTATAAATATTTTTTATTTTTGTGCGGGTATTTGACTAAAAAGATCAAATAATGGTATAATTAATACATGCTACCTACTTGGTAGCATTTGTTCTCTAGGAGGTAATTTACAATGAGAGAATCTAATGCTTGGCTAGGGGTATTATCGTTAGTTATTTGCAGTACCGTTTTTGTGGGTACAGCAAAAGCAACAAACGAAAATAATTTACTAATTAAAGAGTCTGTCAAGTCTGCCACCCAACAGGTGGCTTTTTTGGTTTCTAAAGACAAAAAATTAGAAAAGTATGAAAATGCTCACAAGTTAACTGATGAGGAGTTAGTTGACATGTTGAGGCATGTAGGGTTTGAAGGAAAGGCTTTAAGAACTGCTTGTGCTATTGCTAAGGCAGAGTCAAATGGTCGTCCCTTTGCCTTTAATGGAAACAAAAAAACTGGAGATAATTCTTATGGCATATTTCAAATTAATATGCTTGGAGAACTTGGACCAAATCGTAGAGAAAAGTTTGAGTTAGATTCAAATGCTGAATTGTTGAATCCAGTAGTAAATGCACAAATTGCTCTACATATGACTAAGGGTGGAAAAGACTGGTCTGCTTGGAGTTCTATAAATGGAACACGATATCAGGAATGGTATAACAAGTATCCATGTAAATAAAAATAACAATTAAATAAAAATCCCCCTTGGCTTTATGCCTTGGGGGTATTTTTTTATATTTCTAGACAATCCCTTTAAAAAATATATTGTTTAATTATATTCTTTTTTTTGTCTAAATTGTTTTTTATAAGAATCAAAGATTTTACTTTTAAGCAAAAAGTACTGCTCCTTTTGTTCATAAAAATTTTTTTCATCTCCAAACTTCATTTCCCAGGTTTCTCTTTTAAAAGGAATAACTTGAGCAATAGGAGTGCCTGCAGGAATCATTCCTTCAAAATCAGGTCTGTTAAAAGTAAATGGAAAATTTACGGGATTAAAATAAGTATCTGTATCTACCACTCCTGGTAATATTGAAAATTCAGAAGGTCTATGAACTGGTGGTATAAATAAAGTTGAGTATCCTGGAGGAGTTTTAATTGCCCAGATGTTTATCCACTTGGGAAATGAGTACGGATAAAAATAAGTAGAAGGATAATCGCTTGGAACTTGTTCACGGTCATGCCATTGAAGAGGCAATTGCGACGGCCATTGAAATTGTTGCTCATTTTTTCCATCAACATTTTGTATAGACACTTTTACATCAACATAGGATTGAATTATATAGCCAGAACTAATAGCATCAAAAATTGGCATACATTTTTTAATTGTACCTTTAGTTACACCTTCTTCAGAAATAGGTACTTGTGAATCTTTATATCCTTCTGCATTTTTATACCACTCAGGAATACAATTTTTTGCAGGCATTGGGTTATAAATATCTGGAACTTCAAAATTAGTTTTTATAAAAGTAATATCCATACTTTTATTATACCCTATAGAGTCTTATATTAAAAATCTAGTTAAAAAATTAAAACTAGTTTGGTACTATCCAACTTAAAGAAGGCTCATCCCACACATATACTAGGGAATCAACAGTTATATCTCCTGATGGAATTGGATATGGGGTAGGTGGAATCCAAATACGATTTTCATCCAATATCCATGATGGGTATGGAGATGGTGCTGTAAATTGATTGCCATCCCAAGAGGCTCCGACTACGTCGTGATAAGGATTTTCTCCCCAAGGCACAATGCTATCTACGTCATGTTCGGTTTTAAATTGTTCTAATAGTTCTTCAGAAGGGTTATCAAAAAGAATATTATTTATAGCAATTGAATTTTTTATAAAAGCGTATGGTTGAATAGTCATCATTATCCCTTTACATAAACCTTAATTTGGGCTGCGCCACCAGAGCCACCGCCAACAAAGCCATAATTACTATTAAATGGAGAATAAATATTACCGCCACGGGCACCGCCACCGCCACCGCCTGAACTTCCAGCACCACTGTTACCAACGCCACCACCAAAAGTTCCACCAGCACCGCCTGCACCACCAGGTTTATTCCAAGAGTAGTAGTCGTCTCTGTAAGAACCATCTCCACCGCCTCCACCGCCTCCACCGCCCTGTAAGGTTTGTGCCATTCCTAATGTGTTGGTAGTAATGCTGCTAGAGTTTCCACCAGCATTTCCTGGTAATCCAGTTTTAGAACTAGGGTGACCGCCTGGGACTGTAGCATTGCCTCCACTTCCACCTGCAGCAGTGCCAACTACGTTTCCTGTATTAACAGATACGTTTCCTCCACTGGTAACGTTTGCAGCATTCATTACAGCAATACTTCCAAAAGAACTAGAACCGCCTGCGCCACCAATTGTTACTGAGTATTTTGTTCCTGGAGTTACTGTTATTTCATCAACAATAAACTTACCACCGCCACCGCCACCTGATGCACCTGTTATACTTTCTGAAACGTTAGCACCATTTGCGCCTGCGCCTTGTCCAACTAGCCCCATCTTTGTTATACCTGCTGGAACTTCAAATGTGCCTGATGAGTTAAATGTTTGAGAAAGAACGTATGAAGGTATAACGTGATTTACAGATGAAGAAGAAAAAGGACTATTTCCAGTTGTAGTTTCTGCTCTTACTGTAAATGAGTAAGCAGTTCCTGCTGTAAGTGCGTTTGCACTATAAGTGATGGGAGATGAGTTAGCACTGGCTTGTGCTCCACCTGGTGAAGCAGTGGCTGTATATGAAGTTGGAATTCCACCTTTATTTGAACTCGTAAATGCAATTGAAATTTGATTTCCGTTGTCAAATGGTGCCCCAATAGTTGGTGTATCTGGCACATCTGGAATTTTTGCTGTTCCTGCCGAAGCATCTTTAAATTTTGATCCTGATAGACCAGATGCGTTTGCTTTTGTAATCGCCATACTAATACACCTTTCTTAAATATTTAATTAACTAAGTTCTGAACCAAATGCTGAAAACGACATGTCTGCAGATGAAGCAAACACACGAATTAAATCACCTGCTGCAAGAGTAACTCCAAGCGTTAGCATGATAGAGTCTGATGCTCCTACTGTTGCTCCATAAACAATCCAGTGCTTTTGTGTTGTTGAAGCATCTGCTGCTGGACGTACCGCAATACGGTATGTTCCTGAAGTTCCTGCCTGATTGGCAATAGAAATTGTTGAGACTACCGCAGATGTTGAAGACGGAACTGTATAAAGAGTTGTCTCTGTTGTTGCTGCTGGTGCCGCTTGTGCTAAAACCTTATAGGTTGTTGGCATTTGTTATCCTCCCATTAATAAGAATACGTCTGGCAGTCCAGTTGAGTCTTGCCATGATGTTATTATACCATCTGTTTGTAACACTTGCCCAGATTTTCCTGCTTGTGCAGGAATAAAAGCAATCCAAGAAGATCCATTATAAAATTGAAGTTGATTTATTACGTTTCCGCTACCGTCTTGTCTTATCAAACATATTGATCCTGCAACTGGAGAAGTAATTGATGCATCCCTTGCTGCTGGATTAAGATAATTGTTAATACCCTTTTTGCTAACAAGGTGGTCTTCTATTGTTACTGAAGATAAATGAGTGTGTGGTCCAGCCCATTCAAAAGTTCCAGATGTATCTGTTTTTCCAGATAGTTCGTACCAAGTGTCATCTGCTGCATTATAAATATATCCTGGTTTTCCATCGTAATTAAATGAGGTTGGCATTAAATCACCTGATCAAAACTACTAGTATCTCCATTGTAAACGTATACTTCAATTGGACTTGTTCCCTTTTTAATCCAAATTACACCATTTGCCAAGCCAGTTGTTGGTTGTGTTACTGTATAAAGTGATGTTGCTGATAAATATCCAACTGGAGCAGATGCATCTTTATCTACCCAAATATAACCATTTGGTATTGTGGCAGAAAATGCTGAAAAATTTGCTGCTACTGGTGCAGAGTTTTGTGCTGAAGATATATTTCTTGCTGCTAGTTCTAAAGCAACTTGATCATCTATCTGTTCTTGCAAATCATTAATTGTATGTGCAATTGAAGGAACTAAAAGTTGTGTTGGATCAGTTTCTGATGTATCAAAATCATATGATCCATAATGATATGCTTTTAATGCATCTTGAATATTAGCATCATCAACTAATGCTGGAATTTTGGTTGGTACTAAATTTCCTATATTTTCTACAGCCATTGGGTCACCTCTTTAAAGATTATACCATTTTTATATCAAACTATAGATATAAACAGGTGTACCGTCTTACTTCCAGTGAGTGCTGACCAACTACCTGCACTATATTGAACTGCATCAAAATTTATTACTAGGTTTGTTCCAGCCCCTGCTAAAGCAGGAATTTCCATGGAGGCTGCAATTGGGTTTGCTCCTTCAATTTGAAATTGAACATTAAAATTTGAAGCAGTAAGTGGTGAGCCAGTTACGGTTACTATATTTGATATTGGAATAGTTGTTGATGCAGATCCAGATGTAAATGAAATAGTTTCTATAGCAGAATAAATTGCTGGACTTATGTTTAAAACTTCTATCCAAGTATTTCCTCCAGGTTGAGAAACATACTGATACATGTATCCGTAGTTTGCTCCAGGGTCAGTTTGTATGTATATGTCATTTAATATTAATGTCGTTCCTAGCAATACTCCACTAGATGTTTGTGCATTTGGCTCACCTGAACCAACAATAATTTTGCTACCACGAGTTCCTTGCGGACCAATATCTACTAAAACATCAACTGAGTCTGGTGGTCCTAAAACAACAACATCTTCAGTATTAAGTAATACATCTACCATTATGACTCATCTGCTCCAGTAATATCATCTGTTACTGTAATAGTTCCAGTGAGCACTGTATAAATTTCAGATGCGCTAGCGTCTATTTGAACATCATAAACATATGTTCCAGCAGCAAGATCTCTTCCTACTCCAGGAAGAATTGTACAAGTAATTGTATCTGCAGAGCCATCAACTACTGCTTGTGCTTCATACTGTGTTTGACCTTCGCCCCTTGCGGTAGCAATAAAAAAATCTGCGCTAAAACCTGTTAAATCAAAAGCGTCACCATTTGCTGTTTTTGGACGTACCACAAATTCAGCGGTGTCACCACGGTAGTAATTAAAATTATAAGAACCTGGAAATGCCATTATTCCTCCTAGAACATTATACCATTATGATACTGCTATATATATACCTTTTAAAATAAAAGATCCTTCATTATCTGTTCTGATTTGAGGGACGCCTCCATAGTTTTTTATCTTATCGCTACTTATAAAAATGGTTTGAGAATAAGACAGGTCATACTGATACTGGTATTTTAATAATCCCACACAACCTATTGGAGATAACTCTTCATCTCGTAAAAGAGTCCTAATCCAAACCTCTGTATTGTTTGAATATGTCTCTAAAGAAAAGTCATACCTAATTTCTACTTTTGCTCCTACTTTAAGTGTTTTTAAGTTAATATTTTTTGCTACCTGATTTATTAAAGAAACTGATTTATTTGGAAGATAGGTTTCAATGGTTTGAACTTCATCTATATCTAAGAAAAAAGAAACCCAGCCATCATCTCCTCTCTCTGGGCCGACTTTGTGAATTCCTGTATCTTTTCCTTTATAATATGCCCAGCCAGGATATTGTCCAGATGGGCTATCGTATCCTTCTGCGCCTTTACCTGGATCGCCTTTTTCGCCCTTTGGGCCTTGTGGTCCTTGTGGACCTTTATCACCCCTATCGCCTTTTAATCCTTGTAAACCTTGTGGGCCTTGCGGACCTATCTCGCCTTTTTCTCCTTGAATTCCAGGGACAGCGATATATTCAACAGATTTAGTCTGCTCTACAGTGTCTGTATATTTTTTCTTTTTATTAGGAAAATCCATGCTAGTAGCCATGATTTTCCCATTACTTTATTTTTGTCTTAAAAACCTTTTTGCCAATTTTGACAATTGGTGGAATATTTGAGTTAGGGGTAGAAACCCTTACAACTGGCATTATAAACTTCCTATTGGAGTAATATTTCCAAGGACACATATTGTTCCAACTACTGGTGTCCAAACTGTATCTTCTTCTCCGCTACCGCCAGGAATTGTT